AGACCTTCTGTAAAGGCAGGAGTTGTACCTGATTCTGTAAACCCTACCTTTTGTCTAGCATTATTAATTCCCTCAATCTTAGTGATAGTCATATATCCTTTTTTAGCATGTTCTAAAGAGTACTCTTTGAACCATTTGATAATAACTTCAAATTTACATTCATCAGCTTCGGTATAAAATGCCTTTACTAATAAATCATTATCATAGACTGCTAGGAATGGATTCTCTCTGGCACTACAACTCCCTTTAATCTTAAATGCCTTCTTACGCTCCTTGTAATGGTTTATATCGAAGGTTTCTAAATTGAAGCAATACCCAGCCATTTCTGTTAATTGATCTCTCAACTTAGTGGAAGACTGGCTATCATAAACATATTTAAACGTTAGCATTCAACTATATAATATTTAGGAAATATAATTCCATCTATTTCTAGTTCTACTTCCTGAACAGTATCAAACACATCAAATATACTGTCATAGTAAGCATCAGCCATCTCTTTACATGTCACTACAGATGGTTGATTAGACTGACCCTCCATTGTTTGTTTAAGTGAGTCTCTATAGTTGTTAACTACTCTATTAGCATCGCCATCATCTAGAATAAGAATAACTTTACCGTTAATTCTGTATTCATAGATGCCATTCCATATACTTTCTTCTTCGGAACATGTATTTAGAAATGGTTCTAACTCTGCTTCAGTGGCAGTATTGAGTCCTAAATGATAAGCAGTCATATATAACTGCCCTGGATTTTCAAATCCCTTTAATCTTGCTAATTTAATAAAATCTGTGTAGTGCATAGTAATTAACTTAATATATAAGCATTAGTTTTGGTTCTTGATAAAGATACATATTGAAGCTGTCTAAGTTCATTAATATCTCTATCCAACTTTAGATTACCCATGTCTACGAACACATTGTTATAGGAACTCCCTTGACTTCTGTGTGCAGTTATGGCATAACCATAGTCGAACGTCTGTGGCTTAATAACTCTATTATCAAATAACAGAGGAACTGGAGTAGCAAACGATTTTACCATATCGAAATATATACTCCATAAATACTTAGATTTAGTCCTATTACTCCACTTTTTAGCTTGTATTGCATCAAGCCTTACAGATTCTATCTTCTGAGCAAGTGTATGTAAATAGTCAGGATTTATATTATCTGGGTCTATTATGAATACGTTCATTAATCTCTTATCAACGCTATCATATAGGCCCAGCTCGAACCCCGAAAGTCTCATAAAATGAGGAATGTTTCTAGAGGTTCTGCGTATGTTAATAATAATATAGTCAGAAGAATTAAAGAACATGTCGCCATCGTATTCAAAGTTCTCACACCCAGTTAGAAACTCTGATTTATGATATGGCTCATTGTCTGTAAATAATAATCTTCTGACACAATCATTAAAACCTTTTACGCGCTTATTAGTATATGCTATAAGTTTAGTATGGTTTACATTATTGTGTGTCATACCATACTTAATTTCTGGTAAGGCATCTAGCATAAACTCTTTAGCATTATTATAGCAAAAGAGAGAACCCTTCTCTCCGATTCGTGTTTCAAATCTAGCTATAGGATTCTCTCTTAATGTTAATAATATGGGTGCTAGGGCAGTGTCTTCATCTTGTCTGAATATCTTAGTAAGACATATTACATTCTCATGTTCGAACACCTTACTAAGACCTCCATTATTCACGGGAGCTATTTGGGCAATGTCCCCTATAAACAGAATCTTACACTGATAAAATTCACAATAGTCTACAAGTAGATCGTAAAGTTCATCACTAACCATAGAGGCTTCATCTATGATAATTAATCCCTTATTAGGAATGTTACCCATACCTTCAGAATAGAACTTCAAATCCTTGTAGTCTAAGTTAAATATATCTAGCTTGGGAGATAATGCTAATAGTTTATGTAATGTAGTAGCTGTATAGCCTGTAGCCATCTCTAGGACTGCTTTAGCTTTGTGAGTAGGAGCACACAACTTAAAGAAGTCTGTTCCTTTGGTACTATCTAAATACTGTACGAACTCATTCATAACTGCTGTTTTACCTACTCCAGCATACCCAGTAAGAACTAATATTCTTTCCGGACTATCTAAGAATTTAATCATCTTATCAATAGCATACAACTGCTCATCTGACCAAGCTATCTTGTTCATAACTATTTATCCCAAAATTTATAAGTTATGTTTGTTAACTTATACTCTCCATCCTCAACTATAACCTTATAGAGCCTTTGGTTAGTGTTTGGATTATTAAGCGGTCCACATTCTTCAATGTAAGGGCCGAGCTTAACATAATTAAAGTTCTTCAGTTCAATTTCCTCTGCCAAAGTAGCTCTACCACTATACCACCCAATCTTTATGTTAAGCGATACTGTTTCTTGCCATTGCATCTCAGTTTCAGCTGGAATTGTTACCTTAGGAAACTTTACCTCTTTATGAATAGTAAAGGAATCTACTATCTTAGTAGTAGTTAATGCCCTTACTAAACTAGCATAGTGATTAATGAGTTTAGGGTCATTATCGCCACCCATAAAACAGATAGCAGTAATACCTTTATTCTCATTAATGAGTTTCTCTATCCTAGTAATTGTTAGAGGTTCTCCAATATCCTCTGCCAAGTAAGAGCTATGACAGCCCTTACAATGACATGGACAATTGGATATATTAATGGCAAGAGTGGTTTCATCAGGAATTTCCCTGAATACTATATCATATCCTACATATTTAAGCATGTGCGTAGAATCTTCTGCTAGCTTCTTCTTGTCTTGCTTGACTGAAGTTGCTAACACGTTTTAAATAACCGATAACTCTAGTAGCATAATCAATGTTCTTACTACCACACTTAGGACATTCTTTGAGATATCTCTTGTCAATATGTCCACAATCATTACAAATAGTATTTGGAATATTGAATGTGAAATAGTTAGTACCATTGACAGCTGCAACCTTTAATAGGTTACGATACTGTTCCTTGCTAAGATGTTCATCTAAATTCATGTGGAGGGCGCTACCTCCGTCTAAGTATTGTACATATTCCTTGCCATGTAATTTAAACTTATCTAGTATAGTAAGAGACGTATCTTCAACTGCATAGAAGTAACTATTGTAGCAATCTCTAGGAACTACATAACCTGCTTTCCTGTCCCAATTAGCATGTTTAACCCCAAGGTTCTCTGCTGGAACAAATTCAGTATTGAACATTAACTCCTTAGTCCTAGCCTTACGATTCTCATCGCTAATAGTCTTAAGGATAGATTGCATAAATTCTCTGTAAGTAGGATTGTCATTAACTGGGATTCCTAAGAACTCAGCAGCTTCGATAACTCCATTAACACCTACAGTTAAATACTGTTTCTTCATATGAATGAATCCAGCAGAATAGACAGTTAGTAAACCATCATTTAAATAGTCTTTGAGTAATTCATTATATGCAGTTTGATATTTATGAACTTTCTGAACGTTTTCACGTAAATACTCAATCATATCGTATCCGTTATTAACTGCATCTTGAACTAATCTATTAATATTTAAAGTCATTACAGATTTACTACCAGTAGCAATACCACCAGCTCCAAGAGAATAACTAAATTGATTATCAGTTACTTCATTGCGAAGTCTACAACAACTTGACAGACTATCTGCTGAATCAGACATATAAGTAAAGAATGAGTGTCCCTTACTATACATCTCTGCTGTAAAGTCTGCCCATTCTTTATCTACTACATCCTCTCCATCAGTAAGAAGCGCCATGGTTTCGACCATTCTGTTACGCCTCACCCTCGGCAGGTGAGTGATTTATTAAGTATTCATATCTCTTGTTCTCACTACTGACTATCTTTCCATAGACCTTTATTTCATGTAATAGTCTATTCTTGATAGCCTCTTCTTCTGTGTCATACCATTCGATTAAGGATGCTCCATCCTTCTTTATGTAGCATCTCCAGCATTTACCATCGCGCCTATTGGAGTGGTAACTAACACCCACCACTTTACCGTAGTGTCTGTTGACTACATTTATTGCTTGAGATACTACCCTAAGATTCTCCATTCTATTATCCAGTTTGATTCCATTAATATGGTCTACCACAGTCTTAGCATCATAACCTTCCGTTTCAGTTAGAATTTTATGAATTAACCGCGTTTTACCATTAGTCTTGGTTACTGCATAACCTCCACTATTAATGTAAATTTTAAACTGCCGCAAGAACTCCCTCTTATCTAAATCGAATATTACTTCACCAGTGATTTCACCATGTACTCCTCTACATACACAGATATTATCCCTCCACTCATTAGCATCCTTCTGAGTGAATTGAGATACCTCCCCATGTCTATACATTTGTAAATAGTGCTTTCTACAATAATACTGTCCATCTCCCTTAAACTTACTTACTCTGCCAGTGCCATTACCAACACTGGCTCCACATATACAGCAAATTCTTTCGTTAGTCTCCATGTTTATAAAGTTGTTACTTGTTTCACTTAATGAGACAAAGATACAACTTACTCCCGATAGAAACTAATCTTAATGGACATACTTAATAAACGGGAGAATACTTCAATTCTCCTCTATATGTTACCATATAGTTCCGACTATCGCACACCTTAATACACTATATTCACACATAATGTATTAAAGTCCTCTATATTTAGTCTGTCAGGCTGCACACTTAACGTTGCTTGCCCCCTGTTGTCCTAATATTAGGAGTTCCAAGTCAATTAATAGAGGTTTTGATTCCCCATCGAAATTCCAAGGGAATGTTAATATGCACTTAGTCCTCTCCTCGTTAAACCAAGTCATAAACTTCTTCTGTAACCAGTTCAAAGAATCCCATATGGGCTTAGTTCCATCGGGGAATACAAACTCACCAAATAAACCTTCAAAGTAATTCTTATCAAAATAACTGATATTCCAGAATACTGATTGGAAGTTACGAGCAGCTGCTGGTTGATTGATTGAATATACAATCTGTTGGAACTTCTGTTCAATAGTCTTATCAATATTTCTATGTTTATCAACCATCTCTTCTGGACGTTTCCAATAATCATCACCCCATTCTTTACGAGCGAAGTAATCGAAATACATTAGGAACTCACCAGTAGCTATTGCTCCAGCGAATTGCGAGCTGATAGCAAATACCAGATTAACAAACATACCGCAGAAGGAGTCCAGATTCTTAGGCTTAGCAGACAAACCTCCAATTGGCTGTAGCCCTTCAAGTAGGAACGGATACATAGTGATAGCCACGCAGTAGGGCATAATTGATGTTTCATCATGCTTGTAAAGTTCATGAGATTCCAGTTGTCTAATATACTCCTTAGCTAAATCTTCACCATATAACTGCCTAATTTTATCTGTAAGGATTGCTCTATTAACTTTAATTACATCACCCTTAAACAACTCTCCATTTAAAGTTACTATATTCTTCTCAGTAACATTGGCATTAGCATCATATTTACTACCTGTAGCAGCATTAGATGCTTTGGCATAATCCTTAATAAACTGCTTCTTCCCAGCTAATGCTCTAAGTTCAGCTTGTTTATGTCGATACAAAATGAATGCTTTAGCGACATCATAGTAATCACAAGCCATCAAAGCCTTTTCAATTTGATCTTGAAGCTCTTCTACTGATACTATGTTGTTAATATACAATTCATCTTTAATATCATCCAAAATGTCGGAATCAATTGGTTCGTTAACAGCATTGAACGCCTTAGTAATAGCCGCGTCAATCTTATTAATGTCGAAAGGTTCTACTCTCTTGTTTCTTTTAATTACTAACATTCAATTTAGAAGTTTAATATGTTTCTTAGTAATAGAGTCTTCTCTGCTCTATTCATCAAATCTTTGCCCTTGTCATTACTAATTAACTGAGTAAATGCATTATACACAGTAAACATATCCACCTCATTACCCTCTCCTATATAATAGCTAGAATCAGGGTCTTCAAACATAGAACCATAAGCCTTAACAACAAGGTCTGTTCCTATCTTTACGTCTCCATACCCACCATTATAGGTCATAGATATAGCGTTTCTAACCCATCTACCTAGATTAGAGTCTATATTACTTGGAGTTCCTTCCCATGTAGTATTATGTAAGGTGTCCAACATCAATTTAATATCACTGGTTTGTGATAAAAGGTGTTCAACAGCTTTATAATTGATGGGCTTCTCAGACTCTAAGTTCTGAACTTGTAAGAACTCTGGGTCAAAGACACACAAATTTGTGCATGCTCTATTAAGAGCACCTCTATAAATCTTAGCTACTGGTTTGCGTACATCTAATCCATATACCATACCAATAACTTCATCGTGATTATCTATTCTGCAATTCTCTGGCATTACAGCTTGAATAAGTACACGATTATAAGTGATATCATCTGCATTAACTTCTCCATCTGCTGTTCTAGTAACTTGCTTAGGGAGTTCTGCTTCCACTATAAAGTTACTAGTAAACTTATACATTCTTTCTAGAAAGGGTTCTACATAAGCAGCCGTGGGGAAGTAATTACGCTTCCCTATTCTGGTTGCTTTACCATTTAACAGTTGATCAATCGTCAGTTGCATTATACACAGTACAATATCGGCTTTGGTAATTCTAGTAATCTAGCAGCATAATACACAGCTCTTAATGGATTCGCATTGTTGCCATCAAAAGGCATAATATTATAATTAAAATAACCAATGCCACACTTCTTAGCAATCGTATATAGTCTTACTAACAACTTAGTAGATTGCTTTTCTATTGGCTCAATATTCTTTAACAGAAGCTGATTTATCAAATACTTCAGAGCTTCTGTGCAAGTAGCTCTGGTATCACCACCACTAAATGTATGATTGTCTATCACAATTGTTCGTACAGTGACTCCACAGAATGCATTCTCAGCATACTTTACTTCACCACTCATCATTTCAATAGGGGTTCCTACCAATCCCTGTACAGGATGGACAGGTTTCTCTACATCTCTGTCATTAATGGTTATCTTACCGGAATCTAGTTGCTTTGAGGCTTTAGAAACCATACTATCTTTAACAATAGTAGGAAGATCATCTATGTTAGTTTGGCCAGTTACTCTGAATCCAACAGCTGGCAAATTACTCATAAGATTATCCTCTGCTCGTTGAAAGTCTAGCTTACTTTGTTCTAACACCTTAAAAGCATTCACATAGTCATCACAATTAGCTCTAAGAGCTATTACATCATCAATAGTTAAAGTCATTGTTTACATTATTGTAAGATAATTCGTCCATCTAATGTGTTCTTACCATCTACAATACTATAATCACAGGATGCAAGAGTATTACCGAAGTTCTTGTGTATCCACTCAGAACTTCCAAATAATGAGCCTACAGACTTATAAGTAAATCTTCTACCATAGGTAGTAGCGGACTGATGCAAGTCTCCTTTTACGAAGACTACATTACCGGAGATTCCCCTATTATCTAGATACTCATTAATAAAATTCTCAGTCTTTACATCTAAGGTTAGCGGTAAATTCTTGAACATATCCTTGTTATCTTTACCATGACACATTACATAAGTAACGTCACCAAGTTTGAACTCTCCGATAAATTTATCAAATACTTGACACTTAATATCGAACTGTTCAAGTATAGCAGCCAATGCTATATTAGCAGCATATCCAAAATCACCGTCATGGTTGGATTCCCCAACGCAGTAATAATATAAATTGGAATGCTTAATCTCTTCCTGTATAGACTTAATAAAACTAGTCATTAGTTTTATATAAGTATGCAGTTGTTCCTTATTGCTCATATTTTGAGCTAGGTCATGTCCACCTCTAGTAGTCTGACCATTATATCCATCTAGAGAGTCTCCAAGATTACAGATAACAATATTCTCAAATCCTCCACCTATATGATAGGCTTCTGTATATACTCTTTTAAGAATCATATCAAATCTTCTCTTCATCTCTTCCTCATTATAAGGATTTTGATAAATAGATTGTGGAGATACAGCTGCTCCAGTATGAATATCAGATAGCCAAATGATTAAGTCTTTACCATTGGTTATCATAGGTGCTTTGCCCCAATCATACAAATTATTAATGTCTAAACCTTCTAGAATATGTTTACCATCTTCAATCTTAGACTTTAATTCTGCATTCTCTAATGCATATTTCTTTAATAAGGATTCATTCTGTTTTATCCTTTGAGCTTCTATGCCTCTAAGAAAGTCATTCTCCTTCTCTCTTAGTTGCATAACTTGAAGCTGTTCAGGAGTATTCTCCTCTATGATATGAGGTGCAAACGGAGCTGAAGCCTTAGTAATATTAAATACTCTCAGAATCTTCTTGAAATCTTCCAATGAATATTCTGGGAAGCTACGGCTAACTTCTCTTTGCGTGATAGAAGAGCCATAATATGAATACAATCTATAAATCATATTCATTTCATCACGTGTAAGTCTTCCGGCTAAAGGAGCTTTATCACGCAAAGGCACAGTAAATTCATAGGCAATAATCCTACCTTCTGTGTCTCTTATATACTGAATGGTTCCAGTACTAGTCTTTTCAGAGGTCTTCTTAGCCTTGGATTTAGTAGTTCCAACATAACCTCGTTCTTTAATCTGTTTAAACAAATCCATGACAGTAGAATACTGTTCATTAGATACCTTGTTAGCCTCATAGTCAAACTCCAGTTGCTTACGCTTATTGCAGAAATAATTCTGAGGAAGACCTGTCTTCTCAGCATAAGCATTCATACTAACATTATCTTTAATTACGTTATGTAAGTGACTGATCAATTTGACTAGAGTTTCGTTTCTCATATTACTGATGTAAATTAGATAGCCTTTCGGCCTTAATATAAAATTTCTAATCTCTTTGCTACTAAGTATCTATAAAGAATAAGGGGACTACCTTATTAAACATAAGATAATCCCCTTGATATTTAAGGTCAATAGAAGTTATAACTTATCCTTCAACCCCAAAGCAGATATATGTACCCATCTTAGCTGACTTAGACGGAGTGTACTTAACTTCAAAAGCACCATCCTCACCTTCAACTACTGCCTTAATATACTTGCAATATACGTCACCAGTGTAGTCTTTCTTAGTGTACAGCTCCTTAGCTACTTCTTTAGCCTTAGTCTTAGTCTCGAAATTGATAAACAGTACTTCACCAGTTGCAGGATTAATACCTTGATAACCAGTCTTATACTTTCTCTTACCCTTCTCATTCTTAATGTCAATCATAGTGTACGGACGCTCACGAGTGTCAGCAGAACCTGCCTCAAACGTAATGGAACATCCAACACCAGCAGCCATCTTAGTATGTTTAGTAAGATATTCAGCGCAGAACTCTTTCAATGCTTTGTCAGTGATGGGCTTACCAGCAGCTTTCCATGCCTGAGTAGCATCACGAATTACTTGGAATGGGGCTTGTGCAACTGCTTCTTGTTTAGTGTAACCTTTAACTTCTACTTTCTTAAAATTTACTTGATTAGTCATAATTAATTGAGTTTTAAACATTATTCCATTGAGTGTAATCTCTTTGTTATTGTATTACAAAGGTACTGCTTTAATATTGTATTACAAAGCAATACTGATGTAAAATAATCTTAATGTTATATTCTCAATCTGACCTCTTCTTTCAGGGAGGATGCTGCAAAGGTACTACTTTATCTCCAATTGGACAAGTAATGACTAATAAATAATACGATAAATTATTTTAACTATTATCATTAGGTGGAAAGCAAAATGTATTATTCCACGCCATGTAGCTTCACTCTCTTCATAGAATTTATCTATTATGCCATTCTCATCATTAGCGATTATCCCAGTAGCCCATAACAGTTGATTAAATCTCATGTCTGGATACTTGTCTATTAAATCGGATAGCTTACTAAGAATAGCTTTGTTGTTTACATATCTAGTGTTATTCATACACTTTAAAATGGTAAATCTGGAGTTGAATCTTCCCAGGGTAATTCTTTATCGAGAATCTCATTGATTTTATCAACCATTTCCTTAGAAGACTTCATATCGAATGTAAGGAACTCTGTGGTATTTCTCATGAAATCGTCGCAGATAACTGCAAGACCTTTAAGAATCCTTTCAGAGTTATGAGACTCTTTGCCCTTACGAACTTTCTGAATTACTTGCCAGGTAGTAGCATTAGGAGTCTTATTTCTGGCTTGCTTAGTAAGGAAGCATATTAGTGAGATTAAGGCAAACTTAGTTCCTATATCACAAGCTAAACACCCCAAACTGAAGTAATCTTTATAATACTCCCTTAAGTCATTCAGAGTTGGTTCATAGTATTCCATCAGCATCGTATCCATACAATTCGTAGTATGCTACCATACGTAACAACTTAGTAAACTCTAAGAATCCTTCTTTCATATGACCATTAGTAACTGGGTATACTCCAGACCTGAAATCAGGAACTGTAGATACTACTAGCATATTAGCCTTTAAAGAAGGTTTGACCTTATATGTGCTCTCAATATACAGTTTAAGCATCCACATATACATAGCCATTTGTCTAGCATAATGATACTTATCAAAACTCTCGCTAAACTTAGTAAGATAATGCCCACTTGTCTTTAAGTCATTGAGTGTTAACTCATCGCTATCGGGACAGTATGTGAAATTATCAAGTTTAGCTTTAAGCTTTAATACCTTATTCTTGCTACCATGTTCTACCAACACAGACATTAGTAAGGCTGCTTCATTAGCTATAACAGGTTCTGCAAATAAACCTTCTGGTTTTAGTAATGACTGTATTTGCTTATTGCATTCAACTGATGTGAGACATTCTCGTAGTTTGTCTCTAGATTTAGGATCTAGATAAATAGGAACCTTATCGGCAACATATTTACTTCCCCATTCATAGGCTGTACGCTGAGCATAGTAGTCTTCGCATTTAATACGTAGAGCTTCCATCTTATCAGCATCCATTTTACCCTTATAATAGCTAATTTTATCTGATGCTGCTATAATTTCATCAGCAGTAACAACATGATTAGCTACAAATGTAGGATATAATTCATCCGCCATGAATCCAGCTTTAGCTGTAGGTCTATTGACTGTTTCTACAAGAATAAATGATTCTGGTTGCAGTATTAATTCATGTACTGCTGAACCAAAATACAGTGAATCAGAATACCTAGAGTCTGCTTCTAAACCAGCTTTATACAAAGCAGGACTTCCACCCTGCTCTGGATTTATAAGCTTCAATCTAGAGTTACTGATGTAATCAGAATAAGCATCCCCGAAGTATTCTTCATCACTTATGTCTAAATATTCTATGGTTTCAATTAGTGGTGTTATTTTAATTTCCTCAAGCATATTGCTTCATAAATAGATAAGCATCGATTATCTCAGTTCTATTTAGTGAGAATACCTTGAACATAGGGAAGTCAACAGTTCTGTCTGTATGATACAGTAGCGCTGGCACCCCAGAACGTTGACATTTGATTACATTACTTAAAGAATCATCAATAAAGACATCCACTTTACCTTTAATCATATCAGCTTTGTTACCATGCTGGTATACCATTTGATAAATTGGTCTGTCAGGAAATCCATTCCTCCTGAGCCATTCTCTAGTCCATGCCTTATTATTGACTCTCTTAGTACAATACAGCTCTGGAATAAAGTCAGGTCTATTAATAACTGGGAGATTTAACCAGAAATCTCTCTCCTTACTAAGGATCTGTTGTACATTCCTAGTAATCATGCTATCTTCAAGCATACGTGGATTATTAGCTGTATCAAAACGCTCACAATAAGCATCCCAAAACCCAGCCAAACAATCATCTATATCTAATCCTATTCTGAACATTCAATAGCATCTTGTTATGATTCTAGAACTCTTCTATATCATAGATGTCACCAATAATTATCTCTCTGTCTCTTGACATGATTACCCCTAATTCTTCATAATCTCCAGGTAGATCAACATCATAATCTTCAACGAACAAGTTTATGAACTTGTCTTCAGCTTCTGTGAAGCTTCTAGCTCTCACTTTCTCTAACCACAAGTCTCCATTATTAAGACCATAACATGGTAGAATGTAAGTACTCATTTATTTAGTTTAAAATTTTAAGGCAATATAGAACTTCATAAGACAAATCAAAGCCGTAGGTAAGTCTTACTTCAGTTAAAGTGTCTTCATAAATTTCAACCATCTCTTACTAAGACTTCTTAATAAGTTCGTAAAAGAAATCTTTACTCATCATAACGTATTCTCCATCAGAGCCCATATTCACACCTTTATCAACTTGTTTATTCCAGACTATTACTAATGGTCTGTCTTTACGTCCACAAGTTTTGATGATTTCAGCAATAGATGGAGTATTCTTAGTACATTTGCATTGAACATAACAAGGTAATTTGTCCTCGGTTTCTGCAATATCAATCTTAGCATCATCCAAATTCTTAGATTCACTACGAGACGATTTCAATCCTTTATAACCGAGTTCAATTAATTCCTTAATAATTTTAAGTTCATAATTATTACCCTTACGTTTAGCATAAGCACCGTTGCGTTTCTTCTTTGGTTTTACTTCTTCAGTACCTTCCATGCTTCGTTAATTAAGTTAAGTGTTGCATCTCTACCATATTTAGCATGAAAGTCGGATATATCCTTAGCTCCATAGGATCTAGGAATCCATAGGCATTCTACTCCAAATTGCTTCCTTATCCGATTCATATTATGAATTCCAGCTAAGTCATTGTCATAGAACACTACTATCTTCTTAAATCTCTTGCTGAGTTTCTCAAACTGAGATTCAGTTATGAATAGATTCTCAGAATTAGGAGCTATTGCAGTAATCCCTAAAGAATATAAGCACATTACATCCTTCATACTTTTAGTAATTACTAACAGATTACCTTCTGCTGGGAGTTGATGAGCTCCTTGCAACATAATAGCCTTCCAATTAGAAAGGAATCTTGTAGTTCCTTTGTCCCTAAATGGAAAGTATATACGCCATAACTCAATGCCTTTATCGTTCTTACCACGATAATAGCCGAATATGGGGTTCTGAGAACCAGTAGTAGCATAATAATTCCCATTCAGGAATACAGTTTTACATGAGTACACTCTAAATTTCTTTAGAATATCCTTAGTAATTCCATATCTATGCCACCATTCCAGCTCTTTATCAGTGAATTTCTGTATTTCAGCCCGTATAACAGCAGGTCCCTTGTCTTTAAACTCAGTACTACTAATTACTGGCTTACTACCTTTAGGCAACGTCTTGTGTTTGATATAACCAAAATCATTAGCAATGATTTGTAAAGCCTTATAATAAGAGCAGCTATACTTATACATTACTACACTGATAAAATTGCCATAAAATTGTCCACTGAAATCATTGAAGATGATATCCCCAGACGCATTCCTATAAAAGGAACACGTAGGAGAGTTATCATTTCTCAACGGAGATTTAAACAGTCCCTTCTTTACTGGGATACCAAGATAATACTCAAGATATGTCTCCTGAGATTGCCTTTCAAGTAAATACTTCTTAGTAATTTTAGGTTCATACTCTAATACCATATTGATTCGATACTTAATGTTAGAACCTTAAAGTTACTAATTATTTCTTATACATCAAAGTCAAGGTCTGAATTAGCTGATGCAGCGTCTCCTGCTACCCCAAAATCATCAGAACTTATTCCCGGCATATCTGTAGGACCGTTACTCTTCTGTTTATTCATCTGATTAGTTTCGTAATCAGAGAAGAAGACCTTATCACCCAACCAGTTATTAGAGATATAAGCATCACCTGCTTTACTAATATTAACGAAGTATGGCAAACAAGGTTCACCCTTCTTATTAGCAATCAGTTTCAGTTTAGTCTGCTTATTAACAGCATCCTTGGTAATCTCAATAAAAGTCTTAGCTAGCTTCTCAAATTCATCGGGAAGCGCAAAGGTCATAGATTTAAACTTCTCATATTTCTTAGGAGATAGTTGTTCTCCAACATGAGCTAACATAAACTTAAACTTCTCCAAATTAGACGGATTCTCACGTTCTACCCCACCATTAGAGGTTACTGGTCTCACATCATCACCTTCTTTAGGACAGAATATAGTCTCTTCATATACTCCATTCTCATTCTCAAACGAAATCTTCATGGTCTTCCAAGTAGTACTTGGGTCTTTCTTACCAGCAAATTCGCTATAAGTTACACCCTTAAAGAGTACAGTATGGATTTCCCAAGGTTTCAGTCTAGGTTTGATTGATGATGTACCGTTAGTGTTGGATAAGTTGAAATTCATTGACATAGTTCTAATAGAATATTAAAGTTCAAAAGTTAATGGGTCAATCTCTTTAGCTGACTCATCTTCAATCTCTGTGTCTAGTGGCAAATCTACATTGTCAAAATCTTCCTTAACTTCTATGTTATCTACTTCAGGTTCTATAGGTCTGTCAGCATTACCAACTAATACAAACAAATCATCATAGCCCTTCATTTTAGTTACTGTAAATGTATCTCCATACTGTCTTAATAACTCATTGGATTTACCTCTACAGCTTACAGATAGACCTTTAGTAAGCTTATTACCACCTTTGGTACCAAAAGCTTCATCAGTACCAATAATTGGGAATGTTACTCCTTCAATCTTCTGGTAATTAATACTAATTCTATCTCCCCAGGCAGCACCTATCATAGCAGCTGCTGCCTTATTAAGTATATACTTATTGGAATCTAATGTTACTTGAGGTTCCGCTGTATCTTCAGCCTCTACCGCAACCTTCTTGGTAGGTTCCTCCTTGACTATCTCCTGCTTCAGAGATTTATATTCTCCAGTAGCAGGATCAAAGTCTAGGGTTAATAGCATTTTAACTATCATTCTCCTAATTCAAACTTATTAATTGTATCAATAACCATCTTCATATTAGGTTCGATATATAAGTCAGAGAAACATCCAGCAGTACTTCTACAAGTATCAGGACCTAAGGATTTAGTTCTGAATTTATACGTAACTTCCTCATCATTAACTATCTTCTCCGCATAGAGCAAATAATTAAACAGTCCATCAATATTAACACTTCTGTCCAACATCTTACCGGTGGTGAAGAGTTTGTATTTAGGATCATAATCGTTACCATCATTCACAATATGTGATATGAAGATTACGATTAAATCGTCTCGAAGAGTCATTGCCTTAAGAATTAAGTCATAATAATGCTTTGCAAAGTCAATATGCTTATCATATCCTTTCTCGGCACTTCTAGACATTACTTCTTGAGAGAGAAGATAATTACTATCATCAATAGCTAAGACTTTAATCTCCGGCAGTTTAACATTAACTACGTTCATAATATTCATTACCTTAGCAAATTCATTACTAAAATACCAGTTACCAACGTAATTCTTGTCCTTATCCTGAGTTAACTTCTTATAATTCTTTCTAAATCCTGGAATAGATAATTGTTTTGGAGTACAACTAATAATAAACGTTTCTTTAGGATTCAGATATTGCAGCGAACTAGACTTACCACTACCTGAAAATCCTCCAAGTCCTATAATTTGGCTCATTAAGTTATAATGTTATGGTTACGCGTAAATCATCTCGTTTAGCTTTAGCTTCATCTTCTGGAAAGTCGATGATAGTCCAATCTGGATGTTTATACCTCTCATAGTCATTGATTTCAGATGGAATAGGTAATTCTTTAAAGATACCACATCTACCATAAAATCCTGTACCAATAGCTATGTCAGACGAACCAAATCTATTCTTAAGAACCAGTAATGACCTGAATCCATCCTTTAGTTCCTTTATGTCATATCCTCTATAAGAAGACAATTTGTTCCTAAATGGATTATACAATACTAATACAACATTAGCATCCTCGCTAGGAGAACCACTTTCCTTCAAATCGGACAAATCTGGCTCCTGTAACCCTTGCTTTAGTCTTTCAGAATTATTAGAATTTCTATTAAACTGCATAATATTAATTGGAGATACTTTACATTTATTTCTAAATGATACCCCATATGCAGAAATAGTATCAATCTCTTCTTTCTTACTACGACCTGGCAACGGTCTTACTAAGCCCAAATGGTCAGTAATTATAGCTATGATCTGATTAGGATTATTAAGTACATAAGTGTCTTCATCAACAAAGGTTCCAAACTTCTTCAAGTCTGCTATAACCATTTCTTTATACTTCTCTGAATTTAAAGTTCCATCATGTATTATAAGTCTGTCTTCTATTGATTCCAGCCATGGAATACATTCCTGAACTAAATCATAATCCTCATCAGATAATGTCACCCCCTTACCTCTAGAAAGCAATTCTTTAAAAGATATCTGTTTACCATAAGTCTCATAAATGTGAATAGAAAGCAGTTTAGCTAATAATTGCTCTGCACTCATTTCTAATGAGAATATAATAAACTGTAAATCTCTATCTTGACTTGTATCAAGAAGTGCTTTATAAATAAAAGAGTGAAGTACTAAACTGGTTTTACCATTACCAGTTCCTGCTGCTACTAAGTAATATGTTTCTTGAGTTAATCCATCAATAATCTGTTCTAATTTGGGCAGACCTAGTGATAATCCTTGATTGTCACCTCTTCTACCTCTTTCGATTAGATTTAACAAGCTACTAGTATGTGTCATAATTCTGTTATAGTATCAAATACCATTTCATCAAAGTGACCTTCCTTAAATGCTTTAATGGATTCCCAAGATTTGGATATAATGAAATCAGCTATATTCTTATTAAGCAGATTACATTTATTCTTTTTAGCCCAGTCGATTAACTCTAGTACTTCTTTATGCTTATCTTTACTCCATCCGATATTCTTACCATATCGGAAGAACATTTCATCTTCAGTAAAGAATCGTTTGGCGAAATTCCGCATATCATATTCTTTACCGTTAATAATACCTATTGGAGGATAAGCATCCCATAATTCTTGACCCAGTTCTCCTGAGTACTTTCTGTAATTTCTCATGAAATTCTCATTAAAGATTACAGTTTCGGGGTCAAACTTCTGACCCGCTTCAGGGACTTTATACTTCTTAGTAATAATTCCCTTAGTTTGAAGACTCAGTAAGATAGTCCTCAATCCAGTTTTAGTAATAGGCAATCCAAGATATTTAGTAAGAAATTCTCCATGACCTTCCTCTGGTTGCGCTATAAATAATAACTCAATCATTAACAACTCCTCAGCAGTAAGTCTATACTGCTCCATCATTAACAATTGATTGTCCAAAGACGTCTTTAATTTATCCAAGCTAATGATTAATAAGTTAGTAACTTACCAATCTATTATGCTGCAATAGTGTTATTCTGATTTCTCAGTGTCCTCAATTACATAAGCATCCTCAGCTACTTCAAATGGAGATAAGAAATCCTCAATGAGTTCTTCCTGTCTTTTAGCCATAGCCTTAGAATCATATACTTTACCATTAAAGGTAAATTCTCCCTTCCTATTTATGCCATTAGTAGCAACAGCATCAAATACAGAAGTAAGAGTAAATAGTTCAACTATACGTTCAACTGTCATTTCAAATTCTCGATATGAGTTACAAAGATAATCAAATCTATTTATACTACCAACTGAATCTACCTAAATTTGAGGCTTCTCATAAGGCTTGGTACATCTAACATCTTATTCCCTATAGAAGCAGAGACAATGCAAATGCTAGCCTTAGAATGTCTCTCTAATAGGTGTAACAGACCAAATATGTCTACATTCGCAGTAGTATCTGGCAAAGGTAACACAACTTCTTGGTCTATTACGTCATAATAGTTCACGGTATACATCAGAATCTAAATATCATTTTAGTTTCTTTGTTCTTCTTAGGAGTAAATTCTCTTCCTTCTAAGACATCTAGCAGATTAGAGCTGTCTATGGTTATGAAATCTTTACCACTAGTACTTTTACGAAACCATTCTTCTTCAACAGTTCCTTTAATTACAAAGGTAAATACTTCTGCCACTTTGTTCTCCGCCTTCCTAATAACTCTGCCAATTCTTTGTGTCTTAGTAGTAGGACTAGAATCAAATCCAAGAATAACAGCTACAGACAATCCCGGAATGTCAGCACCTTCGTCCAACATTTTAGAGGTATTAAGTACTCCCACTTTAGCTTCCTTGAATTTCTCCAAGGTCATACGCCCTTTCTTCTTAGTTTCCTTACTAGATAACACTTTACCATATCCAATCTTCTCCGCGACCTTAATTGTCTTACTAAACGTAATACATTTCTTGTCTTGACGGTGCTTCAATATTAAATCAGTAAGTTCTATCTTCTTAGGATGGTTATATATAAACTGCTTCCTTCCTTGCAGGGCTCTGTTAAACCCCATTGCATGTATTAGAATCTGTTTATTAATAGCCTTAAATTCGTCAGGCTTATTAGCATAATCAGGACACATTCTCTTAGCTAATTCAATGCGTTTCTGCCATTTAGAAGCACATGCCATAGCTAAGGTAAAATTATGGTTAAAGAAAGAGAAATGATCGTAAAACTCTCTATTTAATTCTAGATACTTGCTTAGATCATCTACTTCTATTAAGACTTTGTACTCCCTATAAGGAGACAACCAGCCTCTGGCAGTAGCTTCACTAACATCTACTCTATCAACTACAGGACAATACTTCTTGATGTAACTGTCTTTACCATCAAGCCTTTCCATAGTTGCTGTTAAGCCTAGAATTATTTTATACTTAACTACTTCGAACACCTTTCCAAATAAATCGGAGGCATATTTATGACACTCATCAAGTATTAATAGATCACAATTCCATTTCTTTCTTACTACAGTATTAATGATAAGCACCTGATAAACTTTAGGTACTTTTTGCTCAGCTAAATCTGCTAACCATTGTCTTTGCAAAGCATCTGTAGGTACTACTATTATAACACTCTTTCCAGGATTCTTAGCCAAGAATCTCTTCATACACATAATGGCAGTTCTAGTCTTACCGAAACCAGTACAATAGACTAGACTTCCACATAATCTGTTATTAACCCATCGTTGAACACCTAAAGCTTGACGTTCACTTCTGGTAATATTTCCAAATAAGTCTGCCATTTGTTATGTAAAGAGCTATTACACCTTAAATTAAATCATCTATCCCTTAAGTCTTGTGATATGACTATAATGAAATTAAATTAAGTAATGCATAGCTATTACATAATAATCTGGATTAATAACTGTCAACCAATTACAATTCAGATATAATTTACAGAGTAAATCCTTTAGCATCACATACCATTTTAATTTGTTCCTTACGAGTTTCCCATTGAGAGATGTGGAACTTAACTTCTTCAGCCAAAGAATAGAGTATTCTATTTCTGAGAACCTTAAGTTGGTCTGTAGTTAACTCTGTATATTTCTTACTCTTCAGATTAACCATAGCTCTTAATTGAGTATAATTCAATCCTTTGGGAGTAATATAGATGGGAGCGGTAGGTTTAAGACCTAATCTCTCTCTAGCCACTACAAGCTTGTCTCTCAGCTGACCATCAGAGTCTTTCTCTACCAAGTCCTTGCTCTCTTGAGCAGTAAACCAGAGACCTTGCTTGAGAATGAATGTGAGTGTAATATGTTGCTTGTTGAACTTTCCCAGTCTGTCCAAACAACCTTCACGAACAAGTTCAGTAGGAATATCTTTGAACTCCTCCGGACAATTATTCATGGTTCCGTCAATCGGATAATTCTTAGGGTCTATAGCATCCTTATTAATGTCTAGGAAAGATACTAGGGCCTCTAAGAATTTAAATCTAGGCAGATGTTGCTCTTGCTCTAGCCATCTTAAGAATAGCTCAGCATTACAACGCTGCTTCTGGTCATTAATAATGTCCAATAAAACATAACGACCAGGATACTCCTTGCTAGTATTGTGAAGCATAGATTCACAATGGGCGTAGAAACTACGAAGTTCTTCCTCAGTACAATCAACCAAACGCTTCTCCTCTTGTACTAATTCTCCATTAACTTCTTGTTTACGACCCTTCCATACGAAGGAGTTAATATTATTCATAGCAGCTGCCAATTTCTCTTTAAACATACAGATATATCATATTAATTTGATGTAATGGTCTAATCTCTTTAATTTAGATAATCTTTTACAGTATAATCTCACCTTCTGGTGGCTTCTCGTAAATAAAAGTCTCAAAATAAAAGTCAGTATTCTTATAAGGAACTTGAATATTATTCTCAGAATCGTACCAAGTATCCTTACCAGCTACTACTTCCCTATATTTTAAGAATCCGATGTCCCCAACTACTAGGAATGGACTATCCCAATTGGGACATCGCGTACACGCTTTATATGCACCAGTTTTTAAGTCTTCAAACACATATTGAATATAGCCACCTACGTTCTCTTGTGCAGCTACAAGCCGCACACGTAAGGTCTCTATTATCATAGATATCTTGAGCCTACACGCATATCTTCAGGAATGTTATCTTCTTCAAATGGAACTGCTTTCCATTCTAGATCGTCTGGATTCCATCCAAATGCTTCTGCATCTGCGTGGGCAATATCTCTACCTCTATCTAGAGCTTCTTGTTGTGTTTCGAATTCTTCTGTTTCTTGATAGGTAATATTACCCTTCAACCCTGCATAAATGTTGTACTCAGTCATTCTTCTGATTCGTTAGTGTTAATTTTACCATCTTTATAAGTTACACAACCGTATTTAGCGAAGTCACATACACTCTTCTCAATACCTCTGAAACAGGGATATTTAGCACATTCTTTACAGGTGCGCTCAGGATACTTGTATTTAACTCCATCTCTGTCTTTGTCACAGTCTTCGGATTGCTTCTTAGCCATGCGCCTCTGAGTTAGTTGTGTCTTAGTAAATTACTTGAATAATAAGGCCATTATTACTCCTACAGTAACTACTCCTAGACTTGTTGATAAAGTGGTTAATCTTTTATTCTTCTTAGTTATTTTACGTAACTGCTCTTGCTGTGTTTGAATAGCTGTATCTTGCAACTTAATGTGCATGTTAGCTCTTTCCAGTTGAAGTTTACGTAGACTATCAGCTTTAGCCAAGTTTGCAGTTAGTAAGGCATAAGAATCTACTTGCTTTATAAGTTCTACCTTTTCAAGTTTTAACTTCTTATGCTCCAGGAATATAAGATTAGTCGACTTTAGCTGTTTAGGAGTTATAACTATTAATGAGTCATTTACCAACTTCGGATAGATATTCTGTGAAGAACACCACATCGTTGGCAATAGACTGATTAGTAATATTAATAAACTCCTTCTCATATGTATACTTTATAGTATCTATTTTACCGTTACTAGTAGCGATAACACTAAGAATACTATCATTAGTATTTGCTAAATCTCTTATTTCCTTATTAAGCGAATCAATAGTCATTTCATATTTGTTGGTATCTGGCATTACTACAGGATCTTCCTTTAGTAATAAACCAACTACAACTATTATAATGGCTATAGTAGCTCCTATTATAAATGGTTTACTCATTGCAGATAGTAATGATTATACAAATCTACAATATCATTCACTTTCTCTGGTGAGGCTGTGAGCAATGTGTCTAAACATTCTCTTTCCTTATCATTCAGATTAAGTTCAACTTCTACCATTCGGGAATCTAATTCATATACCTCTTTTGCTGTATTATAACCAGCAATATACTTCCCTGGGCATTGTTTAAAGAATGCAACTTCTTGATCTAAGAGTGCGTTTACCACACCACGATTGATTAAACCTGGATCTGTACTGTAGAAAGCATGTTTGTTTCCTTTGCGAGCTTTACCTAAGGCAATTGTTTTACCTACTTCCTCGTTAAACCCATCTTCCGGGTTACATATCGCAACCCCTATTGATAGTTTCTTTACACCATCACAATGAACTGCATCAGAATCACTATAATCAGTAATAACAGCATCTACTTCTTGTGATACTGCTGCCATAATGAATTTACGTTCAATGTTTGCGTAATCAGTAAAGGAATCAATTCTATATTCTACTCTCTCTTTCATAAGATTAACTTTATAAGATAATAAGTCTTATCTCTTTAGATGGTCTAATCTTCTATTTAGATACTATTTCCTACCTAAACCATTATAGAAGTCAAGTATGGCGTTCTCTTTACGAAGCCATGTGGCTTGTTCTCTAGCCATATCAAGAATAGTTCTACTAATGGACTCTTCTTCTACTTGTTCTTTAACTAGCATACCAGTATCTTCATCATCTCCGTTTAGCCACTGGAATGTAGCCCAATCTCCTTCTTTCTGAGCCTGGTCTACAATCTTATTAATACCACGAGTAGTCTCAATCTCCCTGTCTACTGTAGCAGCAAAGGGCATGATTCTATCTACGATATCTACTTTAATAGGAGGAACTGGGGGATACTGGAACAGAGCATCATTCTCGGTTAGATATTCAAATATCCACGAATGATGTAGGTACTCTTCTTTAGCTCTACCTCTCCAGTAGATGCCAAGTTTAGGAAGTCCTTCTACTTCAAAGTAATTAGCGAATGTCATATACAAAGCATGATTAGCTAGTTCAGCAGACATCTGCTTTACTAACATTTCAATCATTACCGACGATAAAGGACATTTACGTCTTGTAGTATCAATAACTCTCTCAGTATATTTCATAGTAGGTTCTGCACCCACTGTTTGAACTCCATCACTTGTTACTTCTTGTATTGGATTTCCGTCTTTGTCTAGCTTTCTCACTGTTAAATACTTTAAAGTTATTATTTCGCAAATAATCTAATGGTGCTCCTATCCAAGTAATGTACTTAGCACAGGTAATCTCTTTATCCATCTTGATGAACTGCGACTCCTTAACTTTTAAAGGTTTATCAGAAGAGAAGAATTTAGTACCTACACATTCTGCCCCATCCTTTCTAATAAGATATAATTGCACTTCATATAGAAAGGTGGGATATTCTGTTAGTTTAACGTCCCCAGAATGGTAGATTGTCTGGGCTGTACATTTTACCATTCCAGGAATACTTTAGTACTTCCGATTTGGGCGTCTTATACTTCCCTAAAATATAAGGAATGTCAGACTGGATACACTTATGACTAAACGTAGTCTTAGGTATAGGTTTCTTGGTCTTCGGGTTAAGCTTACCTGTAGTAAAATTACCACCCTTTACATAGACTACCAAAGTTCCAGGTATGTCTATGGTTTTAACCGGCTCAGACCAATTGTAATTAGGAGCAGGAACTCTTCTAAATTTCTTCCACAGCTTACGCTCCTTTGGAGTTTTAGTCCAAACATTAGGGTCGCGAGGTTTAACACTAGGCTGTCTCAGATGCTCAGCTACTAGGAAAGCATCATCATTCCAGTCTCTAATTCTAAGTCTCTTAACTCTGTCCTCTGGACTTTCTTTCTCCTTAAAAGTCTTCTTCTCCATTTTACTGATAAGATTAAATGTTAATTACTTCGTATGAATAGTACCACAAGTATTACACTTATAGATACCTTTCTCATAATCATACAGCGTGTGATTAGTAAGTCTACCACACCTAGTACAATTCATAACTTTTACGGATTCATATACTCTCCTTGACCTTTTCTTGGGAGTCACCCCTACAGTTGAAGTCATAGTTAAATACCTTTAGTCAGTTCTTCTAATCTCTGTATTGCTTCTCTATAATCTGCAATATAAGTTGCCAAAGACATGGATTCTGGATGTTTCATTTCAACACGATAATTGGCAATAATCTTAAGACATGTAAGCAACGGCACCCCATACGCTGCTATCTTTAATTCTTGCCGTTCTCCTTCCTTGGATTTGACAGTTCTTAGCACTGACAAATCCCAGAAGTGTGAACTATCACCTACAGATTCCATTCTGAAATCAGCTTCTTCTATTACCATCAACTTTGTAATGTTAATTTATAAATTAGTTAATCTCCATTTCCTTGAGTATCTTGTGAATTAGCCAAATAAATACAAACGGTGATATGAATGGACACAGAGACATAGTATAAAACTCATCACTTAGAGATTCATAAAAGGTATCTGGGTCTTCACAGTGACTATTTATTAAATAATCAGCCAATGTAGACAATAGGAAAGATACTCCATACGTTACCAATGCTATAATTACGACTGTCATTTCTCTCTGTTTAATATATTACAGAGTCTCTGTAAGTCTGCTATAATGGGGACTAACGTACCAGCGCCTTTAACAAGGGCTGCTCTCTGGTCGGCTATTCTACTAGCGTATTCTAATTTAACCGCATTAACAGAATCATCATAACCCTTCTTCATAGAAGCTCTATTAGCTAGAAAGGTCGGAATGGTAATATATAAATGTAATAATGCATCCAGAGTTTTAGTGAGTTCCTTATAAGTCATAGCTTTAGTAACTCTGTCATATACAAATATATATGTGTCAACTCCATCTGGTATTATATTTACATATTTATCAGTCTCCGTACCCTTTCTCCCTACATGGTCAGAGATTCTTATTACAGGCGGAAATCCTTCAATAGTAAAATATTCTGAGGTTCCTATATAATCAGTAGAAGTAAATCCCTTCCTCCTCAGCCATGCTCTTAGCTTGCTCACCCCTCTCATCTTGTTTATTATTCTTCAATGTCTTCAGAAATACCTGAGCACCAGTTAATGGACAGTAATTTGCCCTACATTCGTTATGCTCATCTCTAAAGTAGCAATACTTGCACGAGCCATTAGGATTAACTGGTTCAGCTATTTCAAAGTAACTACCGTCCACCTCAATGATGTCTCCTGTACTTAAAACAGGTGATATATAACCATCAACAAATTTAAATGTAATCATAATTAGATTCAAAAAAATAAGGGTCAAACTCAGACAGCTATATAGGTTAGACCTTACCTCTGTTAAAGATAAAGCATAATCTAAATAAACTAATCTAAATCTGACCCAATACGGCAGTACAAGTATGCACTACTCGATAAATGCCGCTAATCGGCTAGGTTTCATCGCACATAATTGCGATAATAGCAATATTTATTACTAGGTGTACTACATATTAGTAGTGGGAAGGAGACTAAACCCCCCCTCATAGCAATTGGCTGGTAAATACCATGACCTGCTATGTTATTCGAAATAATCAGGAAATTTGTTTCGGAAGGAATCATCAATTTTAAGTCCATCCAAATCCTCACAAACCGCCAGTTCCTCCAGAAGTGCGTCCTCTGAATCGTCCACTGCACCATTATCGGAGTTAATCAATTCAATAAGAAGGTTTGCTTTCTGGGAAGTTAAATCAGTACCAATCCAGCTGACTATAACTTCTACAAAGAAATCATCGAACTCAAGAGAAGTACCTACATCAGAGGCAGCAATCTCATTCTTCTTATCGAATAACTCTTTGATAACATCATCACTGATAGGTCCTTTAAATTTATCCCTAAGTACAGTGACCAATTGTGATTGTTCTTTAAAGTTCATATGTGTATACGACAATTACAAATGCTAGCAACAGCTAACACGCACTTCGTAAGAAGTTATTACTAATACGTAATGATATAATTCAATAGTATTGAATTTCACGGCATTCGTAATGCCTAAAGTAGACATATCCTCTCATATACATCCACTAGCTATATTAGAATAAAGAATTTACCTTTTCCAGGATATAAACAAGTAACTACCTACCAATCCGGGATAACCTTCCTTATTAATTACTTTTACGAAGAATTGCTTCTCCTCGTAATATTTAAGAATGTCATCAATAGATTTTAGTTCGTCATCATTTAAATCCATTACTAGACTAAAGTAATTATTCTCACTTTTAGCCTTAATAAAGCTGTCAGTAGTACTAATGAACCTCTTAAGTATAATTTCTTGAGTTACTACTTCATTGTACGTTGCAACCGAATATGCTTCCTCCGCATTCATTGAACTTCCTTCTAACAGTTTGCTGAAATCAAATAACTTTCTCATAATCTAATTAATTTAAGCCTCCTTTTAGTGACTTGAGTGGGACTCTAACCCACAACCTGCTCCTTAGGACGGAGATGCTCTATACTATTGAGCTATCAAGCCTTGACGGTTACATACTAATAGATCCGGTATGTTTACCTCTTACTTTAACAGAGTTAGCAGTAATATCTCCCTCTACATCACCACCTACTTCGATGCTGTTAGCTTCTATACTACCTCCTACATTACCTTTAACTTTGACACTATTACCATGTACAGTAAGAGCGTTTCCATCAATGTCACATGTATTACAGTTAAGCT